CATCAGTCCTTCACCTGCAGGTGCTAAGACTGATGACTTTAAAGTAACCTACACAGACACCCTAGTAGGTAACTTTGGTTATTCAATCGAAGCAAGTGCTACTCACGCTGGTACTACTGGTTATTCAAAGAATAATCAAGTAGGGGCTTTCGTAAAAGTAAAGTTCTAAAACTTGAATATAATACTATACATAGGCGGTAGCGGCGGAGACATGATCTCCGCCGTTATCGATTCAACTGGATACACGTTCGAAGGAGATAGGTTTAAGCCTCCTATTAATAAGGACATGTTAAAAAAACCAAACTTGACAGACGCTGAGTATGATCAGCATATGAAGTTGATGGCTTTACAATATAAATCAATACCTAGCCATGCTATAGAATATCACATTAGAAAACAACACGATTGTATATTGGTTGACATCACTGAACCCTCAATGATTGACTGGTGTGTTGATAGACGATATCGTCTATACGGTGAACCACAGTGGCTTACTCCAGATCGTCGATCTCCTGAATTTCAAAAAGACTTTTTAATCAAAAAAATGAACATTGCTTTGAATAATTTTCCTAAAACAATCAAACTGCGAGATATACTTGAGGGTAGAATGATACCAAAGCTACAACAATATGTTGACACCGAGTTGAATGAAAAAATGTACTTTGATTGGTTAATCTCCATAGTAGAAAATAACCCACCGATATCAACCTAAATAAATAGTTCTATGGATATAGTACTATACAATCACGTTAGCGCCGGAGATATGGTGTCTGCTGTTATTGACTCCACTGATTATGTTTTTATTAATACACGCTTTTTTCCGCCAGTTCAACGTAGTTTACTAAAATACTTTAAACTAACGTATGAACAACAAGATGACTATATTAAGGAAATGGCAACCATGTACAAGTCCTGTGCTAGTCATTCTGTGGACTACCATATTCTTAGACAACATGACTGCATCTTTGTAGATATTGCCGAAGACGCAATGATTAAATGGTGCATGGATAGATTCCAGCGACTTCACGGAGAAAAGGCTGTACTAGTTCACGGTGAACCTAATTTTGTACCCCCATCGAAACTTGAAGAACGTCTTTGGTACAGCGGGAACTTGGGACTTAAGCACTTTAATAGAACAATAAAATTACGAGACATCCTTGAAGGTAATATGATACCTAAGTTACAGCAGTATGTTCATACTGAACTAGACGAAAAGTTATACCTTACATGGTTAGAATCTATAATTAAACTTAATCCGTTATAGTTTCTCGTAGACAAAATATAGTCTACTGTTAGTGTCTTTCTTAAACTCTAGAAGCTTCAATCCAAACTTATCCGCAAAGTCATTGACAACCTTGAATGACCAATGGAATATCTCTACGTAGGGACCAGTCTTATGTGGGATGCCCGGATTAGCTCTAAGATAAAATCTGCCGCCCTTAGTGAGCAACTTAACGCAGTGTTCAAATCTACTTTCAATCTCATCTTGTGAATTAAAGTTGATGCTTCCAAGTGCGAGGATGACATCATGAGACTCTGGCTTGACATCATAATCTAGAATGTCGATTTGATAGTCTGCTAGATTATTATAAGGATCAATGCCGATCAGATTTTGAATGCGGCCCTTGAAGGGATGATACCCGCATCCTACATCCAGCACACTCTTTGGATCTAGGCTGTTTACCTCGGCTACTAGCTGCCAGCCAGTATGAGAATATTCATCCGTTCTTGGGTTCCAAATCTCACCGAAGAATCTAAGAATGTATCTGTCACTAAAGTCTGTAGTGATGTCTGCTAGATTACCTACGTAATCGGAGTCTAGACATAGCTCTGCTTCAATAGCGTCCTTGAACTTGCGATAACGAGCAGGAGTCCACGGCAACTGATCAACTATAGTGTTATCATCAAACACTAGACTGGAGTACCTGGGCAGCTTGAAGGCTTCTTTTAAGTTTTTCTTCAATAGTCCAAAAATTATAGTGTTCATCCAATTTTTCCTTAAACAATGATAAATAATACTGTGATGAGTGTTTTTATGTTAAATACTTATCAAGAATGAGCCTAACAGAAAATAAAGGAAACTCTCATGAAATCATCTAAGGAATTCGTAGCCAAGATCGTTGCAGACAATGAAGCACTTTTTGCAGCTTCAAAGATGAACGTAAAGGCATACTTTGAAAGCAATCCTTCACAGGAAGCTCTCGTAGAACACTTCGTAGGTCGTATGGTCAACGAACGTATGAACATGGTCGAGATTGCAGCTACTATCGCAAATCTTCCAGCTGACACTGATCCAGTAGAACTACAACTTCTCTCAAAGCAAGCGCATGATGAAGCAGTTCACTTCCGTATGGTCAAGGAAGTAATCGAGCACATCAAGGGTGAGAAGATTGACGTAGAAGCAGCTATCGCTTCCGAGAATGCAAAGCCAACTGCAAAGGGCGCTGCACTTCTTGCTAAGTACGAAGCAGAAACTGATCCTGCTGCACTCGCAGCATATCAACTGGTTGCTGAAGGTCGTGCTGAAGCTGTTTGGGATCAAATGGCAGACTGCATCGAAGACACGTTCATTTCTTCACGTTATGCAAAGATCGCTAAGGACGAAGGTTTCCACAGCAAGATCGGTGCTCGCAAGCTTGAAGAACTCGCAACAGACGAAGCAACTCAATCACGTATTGAAGTACTCGTAGGTGCAATGCGTAAGGACTTGTTTGAAATCTCTTGCAAGAACACACTAGAAGTACCTGCAGCTAAGGCTCTCGTAGACGCAGCATACGGCTGGTAATTAAATAGGAGGGGAGCGGAGAACATTTTGTCACGCATTGCGTGGCCGCTCCCCTTTTTTTTGTTGTGACATATGAAGAAAAAACTACTAGTACTAACCGGTCCACAAGGCGCTGGAAATCATCTCTGGTCTAAAATCTTTTCGCTTCATCCTAGCGTGTTCGGATGGAAGTCTCTATTAAATAACTATTGGGAAGCGCATCGTTTCTCCGAACCGTTCGCAAAACACTGGAAGAATCATAATCTACTCAACTCATTTGACTGGGATCAATCGGATTACTATTTCACAAGTATAAGTTGTCCTTTAGGTATCATAGGATCGGATGTTAATCCTATCTGGAATCCGAATCCTGCAGGATTCGCTGATGTAGTCCGAAAACAAGGAATAGATGTGCAATTCGCAGTTGTGGGTCGTGACCAAACTATATTAAAGAATCAACAGAAGCGTATACGAACTGACTCAACACTTCCTATGTTTTTAGAGCAGTTACCTAACTTAGCTAATCCAATCTTTCTATCTTATGAACTTCTATATCTGTATAAGCAAGACTACCTAAGAAGTTTACTGATAGACATTCCAATAGCGTGTGATGATCCTCGTCTAGACGACATTCTCAAAGAAGATCCTAACGAAAAATACATAAAGTATGTAAAGCATAATAAGCTAGATCAAGGCAACAAGATGGGTATCACTTTCAATGAAAGACCGAAATGAAAAAGTTGTTAATCGTTACTGGTCCACAAGGATCGGGAAATCATCTATTCAGTCGTTTATTAAGTATTCATGAGAAAGTTAAAGGTTGGGATGCCCTACTAGGTAATTATTGGGTACCTAGCGACCAAGAACCGTTTGCTGAATACTGGATCGATCCTGACAAGTTAACAGCATCATACTTTGATGATAGTGAATATCATGTAGCAAATGTTAGCTGCCCGTTCTTCTTTAATGGAACTCGTTATGTACCTAAGATTCTAGAAGTTGCCGAGCGTGCAAGTAGTTTCGGCATTGACGTTGAGATTGCTATAATCGTTAGAGATCAAAACATCAATCAATTGCAGCAACTCAGAGTTAGGAAAGAACATACTACTCCGATAGCACAAGACTACTACTATAATACGCTATTACCTAGTAGATTTCCAATACATTTCCTAGACCATGAAGCCTTTTTCTTGCATAAGAAGCATTATCTCAGATGGATTAGCAAAATCTTAGACTTCCCGATAGCGTATGATGACCCTGATGTGATGAAATTCATAGAACAAGATGCGAATCATAAGTATGTACAGTATGTTGACAAGTATTGGTTAGATGATATTGTACTAGCAGGATGTGAGCCAACTAGAGAAGACAGGTTAAATGAGAAGAATAGCACTCAGTCAACGGATCGTTTATCATAAAGGTAGAGCATACGATGCTACCGAGCATGCCTGGTATAAACTATTACTGGGTCATACTCTGTTCTTTCTACCTAACACACTAGACCAAGACTTTGATAAAATTGCAGATCATGTAGAGTCCTTCATCATCACTGGCGGCGATGATAGTACACTCAGAAGGACAGTTGAACTTAAGCTAGCAGGTAAGATGATGCAGCGCAACAAACCAGTAGTTGGAGTATGTCATGGCGCATTTCTGCTCGGTGAGACTTTAGGGTGTACTATTCAAGAGATACCAAAACATATGGATGTTGAACACTATATCATGTATCACGGAGAAGCGATCAAGGTCACTAGTCATCATAGTTTGGGTATAACTAAGATGCATGAAACAGGGCAGATATTATGCTTGGCTGACACTGGTGAAGTTGAAGCATTCATTGATGGGAAAGTAGCTGGAATAGTCTGGCACCCAGAACGGATGGAGAAACCCTGGATTCCACCCGAGATAGCACTACTATTAGGAATTTAAAATGAAGTATATTTTTATGGCGGGAGCGCCGGGCAGCAAGTGGAGTAGCGTAGCTAAGGACCTTTATTACAGTCCGGCTATCGACCGAAGCGACTACAGCGACGACAGAACATACCATCATGATGCATCCGGTGAGATGCAGCTTATGCATCTCGGGGCCTACTTTGATCCTGGCATGGAGTTTGGACAGTTTTTCGCTAATCTCTCGGACTACACCAAAGAAGAGTGCGAGGCTGAGTTTGACAGGCCCTTTAGCGGAGATGGCATTCGCATCATCAAGAGTCATGTATTCACACACCATATTGATTTTATAAAGAAAACATGGCCAGACTGTCCCATCGTACTGGTCTATAGAGACGACAATGCATGTCTGGACTGGTGGATCAAGTGCGGTGAGTTCGGAATTACATATCCTCTTTATCATAGCTACTACAAAGACCTAGACACAATGAAGAAGATCATTGATGAACAAAACACTGATATTGGGGCAGCATGGTCTAACTCAAAATACGGACTAGATTTTTCTTCACACTCGTCTGCGTTATTTGAAGCATTGCGTCTTCCAAAACACGCTGACTACAAAGAACGAGACTACACGCACCACGATATCAAGGTAAAAGTGTTGAACTACGATTATACTCCCAAACCCCAAATCATTAAATCAAGTTGGACCGAAACCAAAGCAAAGAGTACATATCACTTTGATCCTACAATCGTAGATGAACCGAATCATGCGATGTTTCGTTTAGGTAATATAAAACCTACGTGGAACGAAGACCTTGCTGCTATCATTGAGAGTAGCAAACCGGCAACTTGGGAAACTCGTGGGTATAAAGGTGAAGGTATCCCTGGACCTAGAGAAGACTTGCTAGCAGAAGAGTATGACATTGAGAGAGTGGGTGCGGACCCTAAGATGGTCATCACTAATCTCAATTGGAACATCCCGGCAAGCCTGCATGACATCACTGAGCAGTTTGGATTGGATGATTGTATGGAGCGTATTCACATACAGTGGCCAGGTCAAGTTTGGAATCGTCATATAGACAAGCTACAGAAATGGTGCCCTGATGATCCCGATAGAGTCATGCGTATAATGATTCAACTGACAGACTGGCAACCTGGACAGTTTTGGGAGTATGGCAACTACCATTGGAATCAATGGAAAGCAGGAGATGTTAGCTACTTTGATTGGCAAAACATACCACACTGTACAGCGAATGCCGGGCATGATCCTCGAGTTACTTTCCAGATTACAGGCATTAGAACAGAAAAGACCGAACAATTTATAGCTTCACTGAGATAAATACAGTATGATCGGAAACGAAATCATTGTAGAATCGGCTGTTAACGACCTAGCCAAGCGATTGCCCTCATTGGCTAAGCACGATTATAATACGATTGACATACTAATGCGTAAGATAGCAGAAAAACATCATATCACAGGCAAAGCTCTGCACGATCTGTTCGTCAAACGATATAAGACTACTCCTGATAAATGGATCAAGGGCAAGTTAGACGAAGAAGGTAATGATGATCTGGACATTAAGACTGAGGTACAGAAGTGTGCTGAATGGGCCGGAAAAAAGTTAAACATAGAGCGTCTACCTAAGATAGAGTTGAGCATGGATACTAAGGATGCTCAAGATAATCATCACACTGGTAGACATGTTCAAGGTGAAGACTCCGTATGGGTTTATGCCAAGAACAGAAATCTTGTAGACATTCTTAGGACCGTCATTCACGAGTTAGTACATATTCGTCAAGAAGAACTTGGCCAGATCAAGCTCGGTGACAGCTATCCTGGTAGCCCGATTGAACGCCAAGCAGACGAGATTGCTGGAAAATATATTAAGATATACGGTGAAAAGAATCACCACATCTTCCAATAACTGAACCAATTTGTTTGACTTTGCTGTCTAATGTCTATATACTCACATAGACATAGAAGGAGTATACATGTCTAACAACCGTACGTTTAACGCTGAAGGTAAGCTGAAGCTAACGCAACTGATCAACGAAGGGTCGAGTGTTCTTCAAGAGATTGAAACTCTTAACGAAGGACTTAACGACACTATCAAGGCAATTGCTGAAGAACTTGAGATCAAGCCCGGCGTGCTAAAGAAGGCCATCAAGATTGCACACAAGCAACGCTTGGCTGAGACTAACGAAGAAAATGAAACGCTTAATGAGATTTTGGAGACCGTCGGCCGGGCCGTTTAATGTCATACGTTGATGCTGTCTTAGATTCTAACGCAGACCGCATTCATGTGGTAGAGCGTACTCCCGAAGGTAAACGAGCATATAAAGAGTTCCCCACGAACTATGTCTTTTATTATTCGGACCCTAAGGGTAAGTATCGCTCTATCTATGGCGATCCTATCTCTCGGTTCTCTTCTCGCAAACGCAGTGAGTTTGAGAAAGAGCGTAGGATTAATAGTGGCAAGAAAACTTTCGAAAGCGATGTCAATGTAGTTTTCAGGTGTCTATCCGATAACTATCTTAATGTAGAACCACCGAAACTTCACACTTGCTTCTTCGATATTGAAGTGGACTTTGACCCCGAACGAGGCTTCAGTCCCACAGATGACCCGTTCAATCCAGTAACTGCGATCAGTTGTTATCTTGATTGGGAAGATCAGCTAGTCACTCTCGTTATGCCTCCGAAACATATGACTGACGAGACAGCACGAGAGTTGACTAAGGACCTTCCAAACTGTTTTCTATTTCGTTCCGAGATAGAGATGTTTGAGACTTTCTTTCAACTGATTGAAGATGCTGATGTGCTGACTGGTTGGAACTCTGAAGGATACGACATTCCCTATATAGTGAATCGTGTCACACGAATCATGTCTAAGGATGATACTCGCAGGTTCTGTCTTCTTGGACAGCTTCCTAAGGTTCGTACTTATGAGCGTTTTGGTAAGGAAGAAGCGACATACGATCTTGTCGGGCGCATTCATATGGACTATCTTCAACTCTACAAGAAGTATAACTATGAATCTCGACACAGCTATTCGCTTGATGCTATTGGAGAGATGGAAGTTGGCGAACGCAAGACTCAGTATGAAGGGTCGCTAGATCAACTTTACAACAAGGACTTCAAGAAGTTCGTGGAGTATAACAGACAAGATACCATGCTCATGGTGAAGATTCATAATAAGCTAAAGTTTCTTGATCTTGCTAATGCTCTAGCACACGAGAACAGTGTGCTTATGCCGACTGTTATGGGTTCGGTGGCGATGGTTGAGATGGCTATCTTCAACGAAGCACACGCTCGTGGAATGATCGTTCCTGACAAGAAACGTTATCACAGCACTGGCGTTGAACAGCCGGCTGCTGGTGCGTTCGTTGCTATTCCAAAAGAAGGTATGCATGAGTATGTTGGAGCAGTAGATATCAACTCACTGTATCCGTCGGACATTCGTGCATTAAACATGTCTCCAGAAACAATCGTTGGGCAGGTCCGTCAAACGCTGACAGAGCAATACATGCATGAAAAAAGCATGAGACTGGGTTCCGAAAAGAAGAACAAGAAAAAGAAGAAGTCTGGAGATTACAGTGAAGACGCTGGTGTCATAGGTGCTATTCTCTGGGAAAACTTGTTTGGCTCTCTAGAGTATACTGCTATCATGAATCAAGAGCGAGGCACAGTGCTTACTATTGATTATGAAGATGGTAGATCAGTAGAGATGTCTGCGGCTGAGATTTGGAAGATGATCTTTGACAGCAACAAGCCGCTCATTCTATCGGCTAACGGCACCATCTTTACATATGAGAGAGAAGGAGTTATTCCTGGTCTGCTCTCTAGGTGGTATACTGAACGTAAAACTATCCAAAAGCAAGCTAGAGAAGCATATGGAACCGACATGTACGACTACTATGACAAGCGACAGCTTGTTCGTAAGATTCTACTGAACTCGGCATACGGAGCACTTCTAAACGAGCATTGTCGTTTCTATGACAAGCGCATCGGTCAATCAGTCACATTGTCTGGTAGACAGATTGTTCGTCATATGATGAGCCAGATAAACGAGACGATCACAGGCGAGTACTCACACGAAGGTAATGCTATTATCTATGGTGATACTGACTCTTGTTACTTCACTGCGTATCCTGCACTAAAGCAGCAGATTGATAGTGGAGAAGTAGAGTGGACTAAGGACATGTGTATCACGCTTTACGATAACATTACAGAGCAAACAAACGAAAGCTTCCCTGCGTTCATGGAGAAGTCGTTCCACTGTCCTCGCAAGAACGGTGAAGTCATCAAGGCTGGTCGAGAACTAATCGGTGATCGTGCTATCTTCATCACGAAGAAGCGGTATGCTATCAATATCTTTGATAAAGAAGGCAAGCGCAAGGATAAAGAAGGTAAACTAGGAGAGATCAAAGCTATGGGTCTAGACCTAAAGCGGGCTGACACTCCTAAGTATGTTCAGGCATTTCTCATGGAAGTTCTGTGCATGGTCATTCAAGAAGGTAAACCCCGTGATAATGTCATTGAGAAAATCAAGGAGTTTAAGCGATATCTGTCCGAGCAAGATAGCTGGACTAAAGGTTCCCCTAAGTCTGTTAACAATCTAACAAAGCATACTATCAACTTTGAAAAGACTGGTAAGTGTGGCGTCGGACATGCTATGGCTGCGATCAACTACAATCGCTTGCGCAACATGCACGGTGACCAGTACAGTCAGCGCATCGTTGATGGGATGAAGGTCGTTGTGTGTTCACTGAAGTCTAATCCATTAGGCTTCACTTCTGTAGCATATCCTACTGATGAGCTACGTTTACCTAAGTGGTTTCTAGAACTGCCGTTTGATGATCTTGATATGGAACGCAAGCTAGTTGACGAGAAGATTGAGAACCTGTTAGGGGTACTGAATTGGAAAATCCGAAATGATACAAACACTAATAGCACATTCAGTTCGCTCTTTAGTTTCGGATAACAAGAGCATTGACTTTTGTAATAAAAGCCACTATTATACACAATATAACAACCTAAATACTATAAAGGAAAAAGAGAATGAAGGACTACCTACTAGACCTAATCCAGTATACTCATGGACTAGGGTGCATCAATACAGTTAAGATCGAAGGCACTGATACTGAGACTAAGATCAGTGCAGCGGCTGCTGATCTAGTTGTTATTACCGGAGAATTCAAGCAGCCAGTGGCAGACTTTATCGGCACATTCGGTATGCCTAATCTGTCAACGTTAAAGACTATCGTTAACTTTGAAGAATACGGTGAGGGCGCCACTATCGAACTTCGCCGCGGTCGCGAAGACGATCCCGCATCCCCAGAATCTATTCACTTTGAGAATAAGACAGGGGACTTCATCAATGACTATCGTTTGATGGCAAAGGCTACTGTCAATGGAGTACTTCCTCCTGTCACGTTCAGGGGAGCAGCATGGGACATCTCGTTTGAGCCGACTAATGACAATATTTCTCGTCTCAAGAAGCAAGCTAACGCTAGCAGTGAAGAGACAAACTTTAAGTTCAAGGTAGAGAATGGTGATCTAAAGGTCTACTTCGGTGAGCACTATTCTCACTCTGGTAACTTTGTCTTTCAATCAAATGTGAGTGGCAACTTGTCTAAGGCCCGAGATTATCCTGTTAAGATTTTCTTGTCTGTTGTGGAGCTTGCTGGTAATAAGAAGATCAGCATCTCTGACGCCGGCGTGATTAAGATCACAGTTGATAGCGGACTTGCGGACTATCAATATTTGATTCCTGCGCTTGCTAAGTAAAGAAAAAAGAATCTAAAATTGGAACAAGTTAATCTCTCATCATCACATCAATCCGATTGGGCGTTGTTTTTGCCAGCGGTCTCGTCTTTTTTCATTGCGGGCTTAGGCAAACAACGAGAGGGTGAGAACTACTTTGATGCATCAAGGATTCCAACTGGACTTAACAGTGACGTTGAGAAGCTAAACTTTCTAAATGAGAAAGAGGGTCTCTACACTTACAAGTGGGGACTATATTCTGCTGGTCACGCTAACCTAGACATCACGAAAGATGACCATAACGAGAGCATAATTCGTAAGCGTGATCGGCAGAATACTTTCATGCTAGGAGATTCTGGTGGATTCCAGATTCTCAAGTGTCAGTGGCCCGCAGATTGGAAAGATCCTAACTGTCCTCGTGCATTGAAGAAACGCCAACAAGTGTTGAAGTGGATGGACGAATATATGGATTATGGTATGTGTCTTGATATTCCTTCGCAATCACTTACAACTTACCATATCAAAGACAAGAAGACTGGTAAGTCCGCACACGGCATCAGCACCATTGAAGAAGCTATCACTGCGACTCACATCAACAACGAGTACTTTGTCAGTAATCGTGATGGCCGCTGCAAGTTACTAAACGTGCTACAAGGTAGAAATCATACTCAGTCCGACAACTGGTATGAAGAGATGAAGAAGTATTGTGATACTAGTATCTATGGTGATCGTGCGTTCAATGGTTGGGCGTTTGGTGGTCAAAACAAGATCGACATTCACCTCATGCTTCGCAGACTCGTCAACATCATTCATGACGGATACCTAGAAGAAGGTAAGCATGATCTTATTCACTGTCTAGGTACTTCTATCATGGAGTATGCTGTAGTGTTTACTGATATTCAACGAGCGATTCGTAAGTATCACAATCCAAAGTTCCAACTTACATTTGACTGTGCTTCTCCCTTCTTTGCGGCTGCAAAAGGTCTTGCGTACAATAACAACACGTTTGTTCATAATACTAAGTGGACTTACACTATGGAAAAGACCGCAGAAAACAAGAAGTATGCGACTGATACTCGTAAGTTTAGTGATGCTGTGTTGCAGGACAAGATCCATAAGGTCTTCACTGACAGTCCGATAACCGAGCATATGATGGTCAAGGACCTTTGCTATCGCGGAAAAGGATTCTTGGGTCAGCACGGTAAAGAAACTAAGACTAGCTGGGATACCCTAAGCTACACGCTTATTCAGGCACATAACGTGTATCAGCATATCAGTGCAGTTCAAGAAGCTAACCGTAAGTCGGACATTGGCATCAATCCTAAGATGGTATTGAACCAGAATGACCATAGTATGATTTTTGGTAAAATCGTTGATAAGATTTTTGAACTAAAAGATCGTGAAAAGAGCTTAGAACTCATTGACCATTACAGTGGTTTCTGGCGACAGATGAAGGCGGGACAAGGGTTCTCTGGAAAGAAGACATTGAACTCATCTACTAAGTTTGCTGAGTTTTTTAGCGTAGATTTGTCGGAAGCAGTGGAAGACGAGGTCATCGAGGACAGCGACGATGCTATGGCACAAGTGTTGGATATTCTACTAAACACATGAACTTAGTATGTTTTTCTGGTCATACCGGCGGCGCATTGGTTTGTGACTTGTTGAATAACACCACATCTCCTATAATAGGAATAGCAATCGATAGTCTGGCACATGATCTACTTAAAGTAGGAGATGGAATAGGTGGAACTGTACATCGAAACTTTGACGAAAGTGTCTGGGCTAACAAAATCGCACAACTAAAGACTTTTGAGTTTCAAGCAGACTGGTACGGAACGCATACTCATCCAAGTGTGATGTCGGAGAATATTTTCAACCAATTTGATAAAGTACTAGCGATAACAACTGAGACTATGGAGAGTAAACTTTTTAGGTATCTTAGGTTCGCACACATACTCACTGATGCCACTGAGAATATGGTAGCAGAATCGTTTGAATCCGATAGTAGATGCATGAATGTTGAATTTGCAGATATTGTCAATGGAAAGTTTGTTTCGGATAACAACCTAAGTCAAGAACACTACGAGAATTGGAAGAAGGCAAATAGTTTTCTGTTTGATCCTGATCCAAACTTAGTAGAAGCATTCAATAAGCATTTCGGTAAAGAAAACTATTGACCTTTTAAACACATCATACTATAGTGAGTTATATCATGAAAAACAACGAAAGTCCTATGAGAAGCATGGCATTAGCCGAACAACGCAATCGGATCAAGGACGCTGCAAAGCGAATGGTCTGGGTTACTTTCCAGCGTGAAGGAATTCATCGGTATCCTGCAGCGGAAACTGATGCTAACTTAAAGACTGGCGACGAATATGACGTTAGTTTTCTAGCATTCCCCCATCGTCACATCTTTCATTTCAAGGTTAGCATAGAAGTAGAACATTCTAACCGAGCGATTGAGTTTATTCAATTTAAGAGATGGTTAGAAAATCTATATAAAGATCAAACTTTACAACTTGATTACAAGTCCTGTGAAATGATGGCGGAAGACTTATATGAGGTAATAGCTACCAAATACCCACATAGAACAATTCAAATTGAAATAAGTGAGGATGGGGAAAACGGTGCATTGTTAACATTTGGTGCACCGGTTGCTTCATAGAGTTTTTCTAGAGTTATTTGGAGTTCACGCTAACATAAAAAGCTTGACTTCCGCACAAAAAACAAGTATTATTAATATTGGGGCTGGACAACTTCGGCATAGTTCAATCTCTCTTTCATCGTGTATGCATGCCGCTAACAACTGAAACTCTAAGGAACTAAGATGGCTAAACTTCGTATCAAGCACAACTCTCAAACTCAGCAAGTCTTTGAGGACTTGGACAAGTATCGTAACTTTTGCCGTGAATACGGTTATCGTTTTGACGAACGAGACCTATATAACAACAAGAGCTACGTCTATCGTCAATCTCAAAAGTTCGCAGCCGGTAAAGCTGTAAAGAATCAATGGGAACTTGACGCCGAGAAGTTTAAGGAACAACAACTTCTACGCTCTAACCGATAATACACGCGGCGACGATGAGTGGATGTCCTAAACCATCCACTCATCCTTACTTTCAAGAAGGAACTAATAAATGAGAACACTCTACTACATGGGACTTGAGCCTTATAAGGCTAGGTACACTCTACAGTTGACTGACTGGAATACTAAGGTCTTTGATCGTAGGGGGATTAACTATGTAATTGTTCCTGGCGAAACTCTTGATAGCAGCAAGGCTATCGTGACTGGGCAAGTACTTGACGCACATGGTCGTTCTTACTTTGGTATGAGCCAGATGATGAACCTCGTCAAGTTGATGAAAGAAGGTAAGATCACAGAAGATGACGTGGTCTACTTTGAAGACATGTTCCAGCCCGGAATTGAATCTCTTCCTTATATTATGGACCAGATTCCAATACACATGAGGCCACGAGTCTATGTTCGTTGTCTAGCACAGACGATTGATCCCGATGACTTTGTTCATGTCTGGAAAATGGAAAAGTGGATGGGCCATTATGAAAAGATGGTCAATGAGTTTGTAGATGGTGTTCTCGCGACCAATGAAGAAATGGTTGCTCACATGAAGATCGCAGGGTGGACTGCTCCTATCTATAACATCTCTGGCCTTGCATTTGGCAAGGATGAAGTACAAAGTCGTGTTGATCGTATCATGCCATTCAATGATCGCCGCATGCGGGTAGTGTTCTCCGCTCGTTGGGATCAAGAAAAGCAACCAGATTTCTATATGGATCTCATTGAAGAATGGCATAAGAGATTTCCTAGCAAGCAGGTCGAGTTTGTTGTTTGCAGCGGTAGTTCGTTAAAGAGCAACAACGAAAGCTACATGTATCGTACTCATAAGATGGTGGAGAATCAAACACTGACTCTCTACGAGAACCTTGAAAAGAACCAGTACTACGACATCGTTAATAATAGTCGTGTAGTCTTTAACTGCGCCTTGCAAGATTGGGTTTCTAATACTGTGAGCGAAGCTGACGCGCTTGGCTGCAATGTTCTATATCCTGCATATCGTTCGTTCCCAGAAACATTCGCTAATGATTCGGAAAGATTGTATATTCCATGGTCACTTGATGATGCGATCAATAAGTTGGATGTGCTGCTGAAGAAGCCACACGCTAACATGGGTAAGATCAGCGACTGGACTGACAAGACGATTGATCGTGTATGCGACATCATTGACTTCAAAGGTGAATCTTGGAGCCGTGATCACGCTCACTATAGGAAACATGCTAGAGAAGCAAAATATTAAATGCTTGATGATTTGTTAGGGTACATCAAAGAAACACTAAATAATAACGTCACACGACGGTGACATTTGGAATTATCCCGTTGAGCATAAACGATAGATGCTTTGAAAAGGAAAGAAAATGAGTTTTAATAAGATTAAGACGGACCCGACTCTGGGTCAAGAAGTTCACGAACATTTGGTCAAGATGGGAGTAGAGACTCCTATCATCAATAATGGGTTAAGCCGGACCGACAAGATTCAAATCATTGAGCGTAAGTTCACTGACATCATGGAGGCACTGGGTCTGGACTTGACTGATGATAGCCTGATGGATACACCTAAGCGAGTCGCCAAGATGTACGTAGGGGAAATCTTCTGGGGTTTAGACTATGAAGCATTTCCTAAGTGCACCACAGTAGATAATAAGATGGGCTACAACGAGATGGTCGTTGAGCGTAATGTGAATGTACAGTCTAACTGTGAACACCACTTGGTCGTCATCGACGGTGTCGCAACTGTTGCCTACGTTCCCAAACAAAAGGTCCTTGGCCTCTCAAAGATCAATCGTATCGTGGAATATTTCAGCAAGCGGCCTCAGATTCAAGAGCGGTTGACTGAGCAAGTGTTTCATACGCTACAATACATTCTACAGACGGAAGATGTCGCAGTTATGATTGATGCTCAACACTACTGCGTAAAATCGCGTGGTGTGGAAGACACTGGGTCATCTACAGTGACTGTTCGTCTAGGTGGCGGATTCAAGAGTGATCCTGCTGCTCGTAATGAGTTTCTAAGTATAGCACGAATGGGAAAATGCTAAACTTAGACCTGCATGGTATAAGACATCAGGATGTTGACATTAAAGTGGAGAACTTCATTCTGTTGAGTCAGGATGAGTTCCCACTCGTCATTCTATGTGGAAATAGCGTGAAGATGGTACAGTTAACTGAAGCAGTAATAAATAGGATTGGATGTGAATATCGTACTCTGCGCTATGGTATGATAATCGTAGAAAGGTTTAAATAGTGTATACATCGGAGTATGATCAAATGCTTAGCACTAAACCTGATCGCCTTTATCTGGCGTATGGCATGAACACTAATGGACTTCAAATGTCCGGGCGTTGTCCTAATGCGATTTCTTTGGGTAAGATAGTCATACCTAACTATCGTTTAGTATTTCGCCACCATGCTGATGTTGAAAAAGACGCGAAATCTAAACTACAGTGTGTCCTATGGTACATCTCGGAAGATTGCGAGCACAAGTTAGACATGCTAGAAGGCTATCCTGACTACTATGTAAAGGATGTCATTCCGGTCACATATAGAGGAAAGTCGCATAGAGCCATGATCTATACCATGACATACCCGGATGGTTTTGATAAACCTAGTATTGAATATGTAAATCTCTTGGAACACGGATACCGCGAACACGGCCTAGACCTTAATCAAATCTATGACGCACCGGGTCTTGATACAGAAGATGAAAACGACTACGAAAATTAATAAAAAAATCGGTCTTATGGCGTCATCCCGGTTGACAAATTCTGCCGCCTATGCTACTATAATCATAGGAGAACATTAATGGCATACCAACCCAAGCAATACAAGTACACGAGCACCAAAGAGTATCATGACGCATTTCCGTGTGCTTATCGTCAATGGAGAGCCGACTCTCACTGTAATCTAATTCATGGTTACAGCTTTAGTATGAAGTTCTATTTCGGCACTGATGAGCTAGACGTTCGTAACTGGGCCGCTGATTACGGTGGACTCAAGGAACTCAAGAAGATTCTAGAAGACCAGTTTGATCACACGCTTCTTGTAGCAGAAGATGATCCTGAACTTGCGACATTTAATCTTCTTCAAGAAAAGAAGATGGCTAAGCTAACTATCTTACCCAGACTGGGTTGCGAAGGTCTAGCTGACATGCTATATAAGTATGTGAATGGCGTTTATATTCCTGATCTTTGGGGTCTTGGTGAAGCTGAGCGCCTCTGGTGTTATAGAGTAGAAGTCCGCGAAACGCAGAGCAATATGGCTTTCCGTGAAGGGCATCGTGAATGGAACGAGGATCTGCTAGCATGAACGCGACAGTAGAAGACGCAGGTTATGAGTATGTCAACATTCCTGTAGACTTTATTAAAATCACACATATTCAAAAGAGGTGGAATGTGATCTACACACTCGCTCCTACTGGAACCAAAAAGAATATCATTCATTACTTTTATAAGTTTATCTGGAAAACTGATAGTATACACGTCCATTACGGCGATGCTCTTGCTAGGGTTCAACAGATGCTTCGATATGGCTGTGTACAACAGCTACAGAAAAAGAATCAAACCTTTAGAGTTCCAAGGTAAGTCCACTCACTATGAAAATCAAAATCAGTGAACTATTCTATAGCATTCAAGGCGAAGGCCTTCATATGGGTGCGCCATCTGTGTTTCTAAGAACATTTGGTTGTAACTTTAAGTGTGCTGGATTCGGCATGCCTAAGGGTGAACTAAGCAATGAAGTTGATGCTATCGCATTTGCTCACAGTAACACTCCGTATGCAGAGTATAAGTCTTTGCCGCTCGTTAGCACAGGGTGTGATAGTTATGCCAGTTGGGATCCTAGATTCAAAGGGCTGTCACATTTCAAGACGATTGACGAGATCGTTGACGAGATCATGTCGGTGCTTCCGTTCGGTGAATGGAGAAATGAGCATCTTGTCATCACTGGCGGAGAACCATTGCTTACTTGGCAGCGAGCATACCCTGAGCTTTTGAATCATCCTAAGATGCAGGGTCTTAGGGATATCACGTTCGAGACGAACGGTACTCAAGCGCTATCAAAAGATTTAGAAAGCTATCTTGATGCTTGGTTCTACGAATACGCAACACCTGCATCCGGCTCTGAGTACAGAGATCGTAGTATCACATTCTCTGTCAGTGCCAAACTGAGTTGTTCAGGAGAATCACGCAAAGCAGCGATCAAGCCTGAAGTCGTGGCCGGCTATGAAATGGTTTCTAAAGACACTTATCTAAAGTTTGTTGTAGCAACCGAAGATGATATCACCGAAGCATTGCAGACGATAGAGATTTATCGTAGCACCGGATTTACCGGTAATGTGTATCTCATGCCAGTTGGTGGAGTAGAGAGTGTATATCACATGAACAACAAGAATGTAGCATTGGCTGCGATGAAGCATGGTCTTTATTACAGTGACAGACTGCAAGTTCCGTTGTTCAAAAACGAGTGGGGAACATGAATGTGGGTAAGCGTAAACACTAAAAATAACATACACTGGATACAGAGTGCAGACAAGAT